TGATAAATACTACAGGGATGGCTCGGATGTACTCTTCAATCACTTGAATGGTGACCACTACTCGATGCTGCTGTATCTACTTTCTAGGACGATTTACGAGGGCGGCGGCGATGAGCGGCTGTGTGAGAAGATTTTTTGCCTTAACAAGATGCTGAGCGGAATTGACGTTTTTTTTACCGTAGAGCTTCCTACTGTATTTATCTTCTGTGTATTTCGCCATCAGGTTTGACGTTGTTTGACAAAGGTTTGGTGTTTTCTGCTGTATCGCCGCGTCATTTCTGAGAAAAGAACGCGTGATCGTCGATATATCCTAGGTCTTTATTATACCCACGCACAGGCTTTGCAGCGGCCTGGCTCTGCTCTTGCACGGCCTCTGCAGAGAGCCTGCTAGCCACAACTCCACCGCCTTGGCCTTTCTTCTGCAGCACTGTGTGATACTGCTGGATGATCCGCATGCGCTGCCTGGATTTCCATTCGCACTTGCGGTGGCGATGCAGTTCAATGTGGTCAAGCGTTACCCTTAGTTGCTCCTGTAAATCAAACCACAGGCCATCCTCAGCATCCCTTTTCCTGATGTCTGCAGCAATATCATCAAATTTCTGCTTTGGCTGTCTCAGCTCCTCCACATAAGGCTCCAGGACTCGCCTGCGCCAGGGCTTCCCCTGGGGGCACGCAAAGTCAGGAGCCTCACACTCTTCAGGAAGGCCAAAGCGCTCAATGATCTGCCTCCTCCAGTCTGTGTCCCATGGCTGCCTACAGGTTTTGCAGTGCTTGCCATTCTTGCAGAAGCGTGTGTCAAAAAAACTCATATGTCACTTACCACCACTGTGCCCTCATCAGGCGGCTGGGCGTTATTCTCCACAGTGTAGACACCCTTGGGGCTGCACTCGTTTGCATTCCTGCATTCGACATATACGAAACCACCGAGAACAGACAGACTGAGTCTCCAGTTGTTGCCGCTGCATCCCGAAACACCATTGCCAAGATGAGTCAATGTCAAGTTGTTGACGTCCAGGATCGGTGGCGTTGGCGGATTATAGCTATAAGTAAATTCGTTGAAAGTTGGGAAGCCTGAATCACATAAACCGAGCCGCCCATCAAAATCATCATCAGTGGGCTCGGACGGTATCACTACATCAAAATGGAGACCACAAGGCACATCCGACAGGTGGCAAATGTTGTCAAAGTAGCACTGATGGCAAGCGGAGCAATCATCCTCTGGCGTCCCTGAGACTGGGACATCCTCGACAACATCAGACTCCCCAGGACAATCACCTCCCCAGTGGATGGCTCCATAGCGTGTGGCGTTGCAGCCATCGATATGCAGGCCAGGTGTGGGTGGTGTCTCGCTGGCTGAAATATCTGTCTGCACTTCGTATGGCTGGGTGCCAGGCGCAACAACCCAGGCGCTGGCATCTATCCAGTTGGTGTCAACAAAGGCTGCCCCGCTGGTATGGGCAATCTTGCAGGCGTATTTTGTCCCTGCCTCCATCACCAAATCGCCAAAGGAATAGGAAGTGAATGCTGCCCAGGGATCAGCCTCATGGTCCCCTCCGTTGAAGGTGTCATTGTGGCCTTCTTCCCAGCTTGTCCCATTGCAGGCACCAACACATAGATAGCGGAAATCAATGGCCCACTGGCAGGCCTTGCAACAGCATTCAGTTGCTACCTCTCCAGCTGCATTGAATAGAACCGCCCCACCAGGTGTGAAGAAGACAACCACTACACTGTCTCGCAATGACCAGGCGTCCAGCCTGCCACGTTTGCCCAAGCACCAAACGCACTGATTGTGATCCAGCCATTGGCCACGGTCACTGTTCTCAGGCGGATCTGCAGGTAGTTGGTCCCTGTATTGATCTTGAGATCCACCATACTCACCGGACCAGCATTGAAAGAGCCACCTATGTTGCCAAAGCCCCCCTCAGAGTCACCATAGCCATCAGAGCACATGACCTGTCGCAGCTTGCTTGTGGAGCCATCCAGGAGCCTGAGTTCTCTAGGCTGGATATTCACATCAGCATCTGTCTTGCTGATGAGCGTTGGATCATCTTTGATGGCTTGAGTATAGTCTCCAGTCTCTGTCCTGTAGTTTTGCTTGATGGGCTCACCTGGCCCGTTGCTGATGTTAGACGCAGGGCTGTATCCGTCTGCCGCGACACTAGAGCCAGCATCAGCAGAGTTGCCTGTGGTCCGGGCTTTCCAAAGCGTGCTAGTGCGTCGTCCTCTATTGCCCCGCATCAGCTCGATAAGATCCACAGGCCCGAGATGCTCAGGCGGACCAAATCCAATTGTTGTGCGCCCGCTGTCCACTTCCTCGATGACTTCCTGGACAGGTGCGTTCATGGTCGCCCAGGCTTCCTGGTCTGAATCGGTGAGGTTTATGGTGCGGCCGGGGAATACGTTGCCGGAGACTTCTTCTTCTTCAATGATGAATGAGCCGTCGTAGTGTAGAGCATTCGCCGCGTCATATATCTTCTGTGCCACGCCAGAGGGAACCGCCTCACCAGTCTCAACGCCTGCCGTCCTGGAGTATGTCCCGCTATCCAGATCCGTGGCGACGAAGTTGTAAGTCACGCGCTTGTTTTCGACCTTCTCTACGATGTTGCCTGCCTCATCCTGCTCTGCGATCGTGTAGTCGATCATCACCTCAATGAGATCCTCTTCAACGTCCTCAGTCATCCAGTCGTGGATGGTGCCTTTAGTCAATTCGTTGGCGTAGTACTCATCCCCTGGCCCCGGATCTCCAGCGTGTCCGACTCGCTCTGCGTCGTGGATGGTGATGGCGGTGATCCGATCGTCGTTGAGCCACTCGACCTTGGTCTTCCACCAGTCCTCGTCGTTGAGATTCCCAGGCATGGCTACGACCTCAATATCTTGGCTTTGCCTGGTCACACGGATGCCAGCCAGCTGCACGGTCATGTTGAGAGCGCCAGGCTCGAGGCCCGTCGACTCTGCGGGCCAGGCGTCGGTCGAGACGCTCTCATATGCCATACCGTCAACAGTGTGCGTTTGCTCGTACTTGATGACGACTGCAGGTACCTGCAGATCGTTCCGGGCGGTGATGCTCAACTCATGATTAGGCTCGCACTGGACGATATTGAAGTCGACGGCCGTCATCTCCGATCGACGCTTGCAGTGAAGTGTTGGCGGCGTGGTGGCATAGTCAAACCAGGTGACGCCATCCGGCACCCACTTAAGAACCTTGCGCAGTGCCTCGCCACACATGATGTCGGTGGCCTCGTCCCAGGGGAACTCTATATCGGGAGTGATGGTCCCCGCTGCCAGGCTGATTCCGTTGGCGGCCGCGAAAGCGAGGATCTCAGTCACCACGGCTCCAGCGTGTATCCGATCACCGTCGCTGTTTTGACCCAGGATGACTCGAGTCTTGTACTGGTCGGTGAGTTCTTCCTCGATGGCATCCCACATCTTCCATGTCTGCTGGAAGGTCAAGCGGTCCAAGTCGTGCCAGGGGCCGCTGACCCGGTACGTTATGCTTTCCTCGCGTGGAGATCCGAAACGGGGAACCTGTGTAATCGTGCCAACGAACCATACGACGCCATCCTGCTTGATTGTTACGGTGTCGCCATAAGGGAAAAGGACCGTACCGTCGAAAGCCTCGCCATCAGCAACGAACGACACAACGTCAGCGTCCTGGTTTACCCTGGTGCGGGTGAGGCTGGCGAGTCCGAGATCCGCGAAGGTCTCTTCGTCTTCGCCATGTAATATCGTCCATACGCTCATGAAGCCCTGTCGCTCTTCCGAAATTGTGACTTCACTATTTTAACCTCTTCTCTTGCTTCGTCGAGCATCGTGGCGAGCGACCGGATGACATCTACCATCTCTTCGAGTGCATCAGCAGAAAGTCCCAGCGCTTGGTGGATAGCCTGCGGATCGCCTGCCGCGATTTTGGACTGTGCCGACCTGGCGGACGCCGCCTCTCCTTCCTCGCGGCCCAAGCGCGACTGCAGGCCCGCACGGCCGAGCTGTCCCCGCTTGGCACCGGACAGCCTGTCGAGCATCGCGGCGACGTCAGCTTCCTCTTTGCCCACGATGCTGCCCTGACGTTCAAAGGCTATGCGCTGCAGCTCCTCCATGAGCGCCTTCCTCTCTTCAACGACGATGCGGGTGCGATCGTCAGGCGCACCGCGCGACCTGGCCTGGGCACGCAGGCCAATGAGCCTCGAGGCGGCAACAGCCGAATTGGTAGCATTGATTTGCTTTGTGAGGGCCAGGATCTCCACTTGTATCTTCTTCTGCCTCTCCAGCGCAACTGCCGCTTCCTTTTCGGCGTCGGCTTTTATACGAGCGTCCAGATCGCCCTGGACGTCAGACGCAGCCCTGGAGGCAGCGCCGAATTGTCTCACGTTCTCCAGAGTGGCCAGCCCTTTATCTATTCTCCCTTGACCGCTGCCACCTAACGCCCGGTCAAATCGTGACTGTTTTTCCTTGCCTATCGCAGCGCGCGTGCGCCGTTCTTCTTCGTCCACTGACCGGCCGGTCTGTGCGGCCATATCTTTGGCGACAGACCTGATGGCTTTGTCCTCGATGAATCCCAAAAACTCAGTCTTGATTGCTGCGCCGATTGCCGTACCGATCTCTCCAGCAACAGCGAAGAGCGTGCGGGCTGCCGCCTGGGCCGCCAGGACAGCCATCCCGATTAGAATATCCTTTATCCCGTCGAAGATGTTTTCAACCTCTTCGCGCCCACCTCCGAGTATGGCCTCCCAGAAATCAGCAGCGTCCTCTCGAAACCCTTCGAGCTTGTCGCGCAGGCCATCGAATATCTTGTCGGTGTCCCTCCACTTCGCCAGCTCTTTGGTTATGGAATTGATTACGGGGGCGACAGTCTCGTCCAGGACGATGCCCAGGCGTGTGGCGATCCCGACAACGGTCTGCCAGAACTTGGGCCAGTGCCTCACCCTGTCCATCTTATCGAAAGCGCCCTGCAGCGCACCGGCCGACCCGGCCATCTGCGCGAGGTCGTCGGCCGCTTGTCTCGCATTCTTGCCAGTCAATCCGAGGACACCCATCAGGGCTTCGTCTGTCCCGAGCAGCTTCTTGAGTGCGGTCTGGCTGCCACCGGCCTGCTTGGCGACCTTGGCCATTGCGTCCTGGAACGACATTGTCTTGATCCAGCCATCCCCGAGAACCTTGTTGAGTCCGAAGATAGACGCCCGGATCTGCGTCATGGCCTGGGCTGTAGGCGTGCCGCCCTTCGTCATGGTAGCAATGGCTGCCAGGATCTGCTGGATCGGGATGTTGGCGGCCGCTGCGGCCGGTGCGACGGTAGCGATGTTGGCTGCCAGCGCGGCAAAGGTTGTGGCTCCGTTGGCTACAGTGGAGAACAACTGATCGGCGACCTCCATCGCCTGCGCGGACTCGAGATGGAAGGCGTTGAGTATGTTTGTCATACCAGCGACAGCGCCGGATACAGTTGAGCTGTCCGCGACGGCCACCTTGGCGGCCAGCTTCAAGAAGTCCAGGGCGTTGTCCTGGGGAATGCCGCGCGAGAGCGTCTCGTATAATCCGTCGGCAAGCTCTGACTTTAGGACGCCCAGGTCACCGGAGAGGGCATTGACTTCTTTACGGAACTTATTGAACTCGCGAACACCACCATTCATCATGGTCGACGCGCGAGCCATCTGTATGGTGTACTTCGAGGCGTTGCGTATCAGCGCTCCGATGGCGATGGTCGTGGCGATGGCGGCCGTGCGCAGCTTGTTGAGTAGCGGCGTCACCATCGATGTGCCGCGACGCAGCAATCCCAGCGCCTTAGATCCCAGGCGGCCCATGACTGCAAACGCTTTGCCCACGCGGAAGACTATCTTGAGCAACTTCCCTGTGCCGCGCAGCACGATATTAAGACCCGTCTTGTCGCCGACGGTCTTGATCAATAGTTTGATATCAGGAAACGCCATCTCAGATCCTCTTCAAATAACTCAGGACATCTTCTCGGACTTCTGTATGGATAGCTTCTTCGGTGGGGAGCACTGAGGGATCTGCCTTCTGTTCCGACGAGCGAACGAGCCTGTACATTATCTCGCCGCCGACTTCCTTGCCCTTTGCAAAGCCCTTCTTTGTCTTCTGCAACATCGTTGCACGCCTGGTGCGCAGGCCAACGGGGCCACGACGGCCGAACACTACCTCGAGATTGTCGAACTCCCTGGCGCGGCGGCCGTGCGCCTCCGGGCTGGCTGGTATTGTCAGATACTTCGAGTTCACTGGCAGGATGGTACCGCCGAAGAACCGCTGGGCGATGCCGACGTGATTGATGCTCACTTCCACGCCGTCGGACACTTCCCGGAAATTGGTGGACCGAGCAGCTGCTGCGTAGAAATGTGTACGGCGGCCGCCCTTATCATTGGCGCGCGAGCGATCTAATGCGAAGAGGTGATTGCGTATCAGGTTTTGCCCGGAGCGGCCCGCCACAGGTTTGATCTTGTCGGGATCGAGACCGACCTGCAGGCGACGCAACCACGGCGTCACGTTATCGGTTACTCTGGCGGTCATTCCAAACATATCAAGTGAGGCGCAGCGCCCCCTCCACAAACCTAGCCGTAGGGCCGAGCGACTCAAGCAACGCCTCGAACAGCAAGCCACTGCGCACCGGCGCACTGGCCTCCAGGTCGTCGTTGAAGTTGCGACTATGGGCCGGGATGATAGTGTTCTCTTTGATGACACCCAGCTTGACCGCTTCCTCTCGCTTGATCTCGCGGGTGTCCATGCCGGAGTTGAAGTCGAAGGGGGCATAGGGTAGACCAAAGGAGGATATCCCCGTCCAGATGGCATCGTTCTTTGGTGCGATCATTCTGTTGCCCTGGTATATCTTGCCGCCCGCCTCCATCCATCGAGCTTTCCAGTCGCGTTTCAGTTCGCGCTCCTCGCCTCGGAACAACTCCAGCGCAGGCCATTGTTCCAGGATGGCCGGGTCTTGTCCCTGGTCCCAATAGCCAAAGCCTTGGGCCATCTTCGTATTCATATCGATCACCAGGTTAAGCCTGGCGTCTGACGACAGATCCTTGATGCCGCCGCGATCCTCCGGGTCCGGCTGGTAGTCGATCGCTATCAACGCTTGCTTCAACGCCAGGCGTGCGGTGGCCGGGTCCATGCCTTCACCTGGTCGGGCGGGCCGCCGTTCCCCTGTCTCGCGATCTATCACTGTCTCGGGCGACACGATTTGAGTGATGACCTCATCGATCTTTCCCAGGTATCCTGCGTTGGTGGTACGCGCTGAGAAGATAGCGCGCTCGCGCAGCTCCGGGGCGATCGCCTGCAGCGCGGCCGACGACTCGGATGTAGGCAGGATTGACCTGACCTCGCGGCTCTGGAGTGCTTCCTCGAAGGGTTGGGGCTTGTTAAAGATCATCCTGTTATCTCCTCTACTGTTTTATTCGGGTACCGCCGGGCTCGGTAAGAACTCAGCGCCCAGGTCGATCACCAGCTGCTCGACATCGTTCGTCTGAAAAAAACCTATGTTGGGATTATTTGCAAAGAGCTCTTTCCATGATGCCACTTTCGCCGGGGTGTCCCGGTAGCGGATTTGTTTACGTGTCGTCCAGACAAGATCAATAAGCGCGTTGGTATTGGCGACCAGTCTGGCCTCAGTCCACGACTGATCGACGGCTGCCCGATTTTCGGCTGTGTCGGGCCTACCCGAAATATAGAGCATAACCTTTTGAGCCTTGGCGTTGTGCTGCAGACGAAACGCCCGACGAACTACGAGGACGAAAAGCTCATGCGGTCGAGGATAGGCCGCCGCACTTGTGACGGCCGCGACGAGCAAGACGCAGGCAAACTTAATAATTTTATAGACCATAACCAAACCTCGCTTTTCCTGCATTCCATTTGTTCGTTACCCAGTCTCCATTAGTTGAGATGTTGAAATAGTCAATGTCTCCGATATAGCCATTATAGTAATGGGTGCCCGAATTAAGGTAGCGACCAATTTGGATGTTACCGGCATTCCAAGTGATATTGGTACAGAGAATAGTATCGGTTTGCGGTATCGAATTTATCCACATCTTGAGCGTGTCGTCCACCGAATCCAAAATGACGACCGTATGATACCAGACGTTAGTCTGAACGACGACGTCACTGTCTATAGACACATAGTCTTCACCATTACGATCGATCCACGCCCTCACTTTTCCATTGACCTCATAGTAGCCCACCATTAACCCGACCCAAGTGCTCGCTCCCCCGATCAATGCGTGAACGTCTTGACCTGCCGTCAAGCTCGTGGTATTCCACCAGATAGAAAAGGTGAAATAACGTGGGTTTATGTCAGACCTAGAAAACCCTGCCCCGAAGTCATCCCCGTCAGCAAAATAGACAGGAGTCCCAAAATCGTTCGTGACCCAAGTGAAAGACTGCCCCGGCCCCGCCCCAAAGCGATTGCTATTGATTATTGACTTGTCACTGATGAAACCCTGATCGTCAAAACTATTCTCCGTGACGAGTATGGTATTTGACCACTCACTCTGATTAAAAAAGTAGTACTCAGGCCATCCGCGATTTGTAGCGCCCAGCCAGAATTCGTCATAGACCTCGGCATCAGTCAAAACCTTGTTTGTATAAATTCTGAGCCCCTGCGCGGCCGTCGTTCCTGCATATCCCCTCAATGTGAAATTAGTCGCCTTGGCTGTTGCCCCGCCCACAAGATCATCAAGCCAGACGGTCTGATCTGTAGTAGTAGAAAAACGGGTGAAGTCAAAGTAGTTTATCCAAAAGGATGCCACGCCGCCGTCAAAGCGAAGCGTCCACATATACCAGCCCGAGGTGAATGGGTCGGCCGAGTTTGCTGAGGTCTGAATCTGCCACTGGAGGGTGTTATCCTCTCTGCAGAAAACATTCCAGCGATCATTGGCAGAAGTGAAGTCCACTTGTAATATCAGATAAGTGCTCGAGCCATCGTCGGAGATAAAGAGCATAAGATTCTTTTGCGCGGCGTCATCGCCCCCCGAGTGATTGAACCATCCCATGATCGTCGCTTGCGTGGCAGAGCTCACGTCGAGATGAATTGTGTCACAGGTCACCGTGCTGGAGGCGATCAGTTGATACGAGGGACCGATCGTGAAGGCTGGAGCATTCCAGACAGGCAGCGGTGCCCCCAGGTCGCCTGTGTTGTCCTGGCCTGCGGGCGAGGTGTCGATCACTGGGTTGTTTGTTTCGGCGAACTTCCACTCGAGCACAAGCGCGCCGAGGCTCTCGGCGGGGGCGAGGATCGCCGACGGCTGCCTATAGTATGAGGTGGGTTGCGCGACTGGCCCAAAAACACTTTGAGCGAGGCCCGCCCGGCCTACGAGCAGAGAGGCAAAGATCAATATGTATCTGATTACCATGTATAATCAAACCCGCCCCAGCCGTTAGTGGTTGTCATGTTTGTGATCAGGGTGCCAACTCGGTACCCAGGATCGACAGTCAAACTCAGCGCCGCGTCGTTGGTGTAGCCCACTGTCATCACCATGCCTGTGTAGATGATTTCGTAGTTCTCCAGGGCATTGGTCCTATAGGCTTTGATGATGTGCCCAAACCCGCCCGCGTCGGCAATGAACTCAAGATTTGTGATGGTGATCGAGTACGGCAGGATCGGCGACCAGGGCGATCGGAATGTTATGTTTGTATTGTCGCGCCATTCACTAGCGAAGGCTCCGAAGCGATTCGTATGGTTTGCCGCGTTGCGATAGTAAGATCCCTCCTGTCCGTCAAAGGTGCCGATCCAGTCGCCGGTCCTGTCAAAATAGGGGCTGGCGATGACCTCGCCATTCCAGACAGAGCCATTCGTGAAAATTACATCGACGACAAAGTTCGTATAGAATGTGGCCTGGCCTCCGGCGTTGATGGTGAAAGCATTGGATACGCCAGCGACGCCAGTGTTGATGGTGTAAGTCTCCGCCTGCACGATGTAAGGCTGCCACTCATCATCAACTACGTCATAGCTGTTGATATAGACCACATCACCGACGGACTGCACCTGCCAGTATGTATTCGCGGAGCTATCCTCGACGCGGACAATCGGCGAAACATGGCGAATGTGCAGCGACCCCGCAGCCGTGATGCCCGACCCTATCAACCACCGGCCAGAGCCGTCCATCTGAATGACGCCGCCTGGCGTAGTGAATAGGATCAAATCGTTGTCTGCGTCATAGGTTATATGGACGTCACCGGCAACGCCGACGATGCCGCCAGGATTGAGAAAGACGTTGGCAATGTTTGAGGGTGAGTGGTTTCCTCCGTTTTCACCTGCGGCAAGCACGTCGCTGAGTGGGGGATCAGGCGCGACGATCGGAGATCCCGCTCCACCGCCGGCGGCCTGGCTGCGGATGTCTTTGAAATAGCGCCCGTCTGAGAATTGACGGATGTCGAAGTTTGGCCCCGCACTCTTCCTCACGATCAACCGCATGATCGGTAGCCAGGTGGCACGATGAAGCCCGAGTGCAGGAGCGAACACAGTCTGATTGAAAGAGTCTTGCTCTGCGTTGCCGTCAGACACATAGGTGCCCGCCGCACCTTTCTGGACAAGGGCCACGATTCTGACTCCCTCCGAGGCGGAGCATGGGACCAGGCCCAGGACTACGTTGAATCTGTTGCCGTTGCCGATGGCGGTGCCGTCGGAGTATTCGTTGCCGAAGCTGAGATCCGAGAGCAGCTCATAGTCGCCGTTATTCTTGAGGACATAATATCCTTGATTCGTAACGCTGACAGTCGTGCCCGAGAATGAAGAGTACACGACCTTGAATGTGCCGTTGCTGATGGTGGCGTTGTCAGCATCAGCGCCCATTTGAAAGCCGCTGGTGTAGCGTGGGCCTAGTTCATAGAAAGCGTCATAGGCTTTTCTCAGTGCTTCGTATAAGGAGACCGTCTCGTCCAGGTAGCCTACGCATCCGATCGTCGTGGCGTTCGTCCAGGTCAGCCCTTTCCATATTTTCACATACTCCAGATTCTCGACTGTACTCGGATCGGTGAGCGAAGAGAATATGTCAACGCCTGCAGGCAGGCCCGCGCCGTTGGTGGTGGCGTAGACGTGGATCAGGTTCGGACTGTTGGTGCTCCCAGCCAGAGATGTCACGTCCACGCTCAAGATGTTGGTCGCGAGATGATAGTCCACAAGAGATATATTAAACTCCAGGTTCTCGGTCGCGTTGCTGGCATACACTGTGAGCGCTCCGCCATTGGTCGAAGTGTTGACCAGGTATCCGACACCCGCCACGTCGTCGCCGATGTTTAAGCCGTGTCGCCTGACGTCCTGGAGGTCATATCGATTGCCCAGGTGGTCGATCAAGTTCGTCAAGCTAAAGCCGTTGGCGTCGTAGTTAGACGTCCAGGGAGTCGAGCCGTCGACCAGCTGCACGTTGTTGGTGACGAAGAACTGCAGCGGTGCGATCAGGGTGCCATTCGTATCCACCATCACAAAGATATACTGCACGGCCGGGATGCTGGTGGGAACGCCTGCCAGCGTGGTGAAATTAGAGGAGGCATTCGCCCAATCGTTACTGGCCCCGTCTGTCGCGTACCATCGATAGTAGTAGAGCTGCGCAGGTGTGAGGCTGGTTAGGTTGGTGAACACGTTGGTCGAGATCCCCGCCACGCCGAAGTTGTTAGAGAACCCCCAGCTGGCGATATTGGTAGTCGAGTCGGATGTACCATAGAACAAGATGGCCGTCGGATTGCTGGCGTTGGTGGCAGTCACAGATCCGTGGACCTGGGCGGCGGTCCTGGTCACATTGGAAACAGGGCCGTTGACAACGGTCAGCACGGCCAATGCAGAGCAGTTGCAACCGAAGAGTATCAGGCAAAATAGGATAATGTGTTTGCGGGTCATGGGTTAGTTTCTCCTGCCCCTGGCCCGAAGACGACCTTGCCATCTATCACTGTGAGCACAAGGGGATACCATTTGTCAGTCGTTGCTTCGTAAAAGTAGGGGTGTTTGCCATCGACGAGTTGAAAGCTGGCACCGTCTGCATGCAGCTGCATGTACCTGGCGTCGGTTTCGTCTTTGTTGTAGTACAGCTGGGCGTTTTGCTGGGGTGCGCCGCCCTCTCCGGTACCGTCCTCGGAGAATTTCATCTGCGTGGCTTGCAGGGTTATGCTGCGGCCCGGCGCGTCGTTGGTGATTACGCTGATCACTAACCACAACTGATCGTCATTGCCTTCAACGGCGAAGTTGGTCTCGGCCGAACTAAAAACGACCAGGGCGTTTTGGTCTGTGCCATCATTCCAATTCGCCTGGCTAACTGTGTCGAGAGATCCGGCCGCCACCGTCTTAGTCATAAGTGGCGTACCAGCACGACTGGCGAGCGGTTTAACTTCCAGGGTCAGCGATGCAATGTTGCTGATGTCTGCCACAATCGAGCCTTGGTGGTAGATCGCGACCTCAAACTGGACGTCGTTGCCTCGCCACAACTCCGGCGTGGCGTTGGTATAGACGTCCTTCATCTTGTCGACCGAGCGGGTCGCCTGGTCGGCCGCAAGCCTTATCCGTTTTCGTGCGAGTTTGGTCATGATGGCTTTGTCTCTGTGGGTTGTCCGCCGGTAATCTGATAGGTATAGAAGGAGGTCTGGCCTTTGTGAGAATAGTCGACGACCTCGGCGACGCCATTAGCCAGGTAGATGTCCTTCTCTCCGCCCCCGTCGGACACGCAGCTCAAGGTGATCAAGCCGCTGTTCGGAACGTCGACGAAGTGTAGCAGCATGAAGGTCTGCGCCTCCTGGATGCTCTCGTGCAGGCGCTTGATGTCGAAGGTGATGACGGTCTTGCGGTTTCCCCTGGCTCGCATGCGCACTTGGACTGCGCGCAGGAACTGAGACTCCTGCGCCAGCAGCCTGCCATTGATCCGAAGATTGTCAGGCCACTCGCGCATGTCATCTCCAGTAAGAGAAAATGTGCCGATCTTGATTTTCATGCAGTTATCGCGACAGTGAAGAGGTTGGTGAAGACTCCTTCTGCTTCCGCTCGGTGTCCAATAAAGCCGATCTCGCCAGTTCGGAGATCAGTGCTGCCCCAGCGCTGTGGTCCGACTACGAGCGCGGCGTCATGGATGGTCACAGTCAAAGCTCCGCTTGGGCCGGTGAGCACAAGGTCATTGGACTGCCGCAGAGACACCCCGCGATTAGCCAGGACCGAGCCTTGCACGTTTAGCGCATCCAGGATCTCCGACTCCGCCAGGTTGGCGGGGACGCACTTGGCCATAACGCCCACGCTCTCGAGGGTCAGGTCGACCGTGCCGATGTCGTCGATCGTGTGCGGTTGCACGCCGACCTCAAAGCTGATCGTCCAACCGGCCTCAGTGATAATCGATGCGAAGATGTCGCTGAAGACGCCAGCGTAAGGCGCTGTCTTCACGTTTGCGGTGGCGAAGCTAGCGTCGCTGAACGCTTCCGTCGCGATGGTATACATCGCGGCCGCTGCGCTTCGAGCCGTATTGTTGGCAAAGGCCGCCGTAAGCTCGGCTGCGGCGAAAAGGGTCTTGTTTGCAGAGAGGATCAGATCAGGCATGCCGGTGATGGCAGTGTTGTGAAACGTGACTATCTTGCCTGCCTTCGAGTGAATGATGGCTGGCGTGTCCGTCGCACCCAGGATCGACGATCCTATGTCCGGGCTTTGGTACGGATAGAGAGCGGCGAGATCAGCTACGGCAACTTCTCCGGCGGGCGTGAATGCAATCTTTCCCAGGACGTCGTCTGGTCGATTGTCAACGTTGCCGCGCATCGATGTTAGGATCTGGAACTGCGTGAGTTCCAGGTCAGCAGTGATGCCGTCCTTGTCATAGAATACTGGCCCGGCTGCGCCGAGTTGAATGGTTCCCGGCCCGCGTACCATCGCTGTCCTGTCTATAGTTGCTGTCATGAGGTTTGCTCCTTTTGTGTTATGTGAAAATTGCGGCCACTGCGTCGCTGGCCACCGAGTCTGTCTTGTGCGCTACGACTCGCAGAGTCGCGGCTACGCTTACTGTAAAGGGCGCGGAATAGAGAACACCGTTTGTGCTGTTTGGATAGGTGTCGTCCAGCGTGTAGTAGATCGATGCTCCGTCAGTAGGACAGGTCAGCGTGACATCCTGGGGAACGGCTCCACCTGCAGGAGCGATGGTACAGGCCACGACCTTGCTGAGAATTTGATTATCCAGGGGAGTCTCGACGCGTAGTCGATAGGCCGTGGCACCTTCGGGGGCTTCCTCGGGGTCGACCGTCCGGGCGATCAGCGTCTGCCCGATGCCTGCGGCGTAGTAATGATGAAGGATCTGCGACGCCGTCACACAGATATCGACGGCGGCCTTGCCTGTGCCGTTCGCACCACCATTGAAGAGGGGATTCTCAAAGGCGATGACATCGTTGGTCGCTTTGTCGAAGTGCGGACCCGGCACGTCAGCATTATTGCTCCTTGCCTCTAGCCTACCGACCACAACAGCGACGCCGATCTTGCCGTCCTTCGCCGTGATGACCTTGAGCGCCCTGTTGATCTCGTTCTCGAGATCCGCAGTGCGCTCGGTCAGCACAGTGACGTCGCTGAAGTAGTCGTCGGAACTAAGCCGATCGGCTATTTCCTGCTGCATGTTAGCAACTGGATTCATTTATTTTTTACCCTGGGCCTCTTGTGCCTTGTTCTCGGCATCGATGTCCGCTTTGGTCGCGGTGCCGTTGTTGATCCGCTCCTGGCGTTCGGCTGTCTCTTTGGCTGCAGCTTCTTCGTCGGCCTTGGCCTGAGCTGCGGCTGCCTCTTTCGCCTTCTCGGCGTCGCCCGCCTCACGGTCGGCTGTGGCTTCGTCGGCCTTGGCCTGGGCTTGGACCTTTGCCTTGGCGTATTCCTGAGCAGCTTCGGGAGTGACGTTGACCCGGCGCAGGAACAGTCGGCCGCAGGCATTCTGGATGTCTTCGTATGTGATGCCCATCTCTTCGGCAATGGCGATCACTGCGAAATTCTTTGTCTCTTTGTCCAGTACTTGGGCAGGGGTCAGCCATATATCGACGATGTCGACATCGGTGTAGCTGGCGTCGCCTGTCTTCTCATTGTACTTCGCTTTGATTTGGATGCCGCCTACTGTGCCGACGTCTTCGTATCCGGCTTTGCGCAGCTCGCCGTCGAACTTCATCAATAATTCTACCTTCGCATCGCTGATCTTCATGCTCATCTCCTTTGTTGTTGTTTACAGTCCGTCCATTGATTCCCTTGTTGCCACTCGTTCGGTATGTTGCTCCTCGATGTCAGGGCCGGTATCGAGGCCGGTGGTAGGATCTTCGATCGCAAACTTGCACAATGCGACGCTCTCTAAAAGTTTTGTTGATGCTTTGACTTTGTCCTGGCGGTTCTCGCTGAGATTGTATCCTTCGACGCGGTTGATGATCTCGGCAACTACCAAGTCGCAGGCTGCGGAAAGAAGGCGGGCGGGGATATTTGTAGTGGTGGTGTCCAGGACATTCTTTGCGCAGGCGGCGACGTAGCCACGCACCAGGTCGGTGACCTGGGAAATGGAAGGGGCGACGGGATCTACCTGGGTCGCGCCAAGAGCTGCAGCGCGTAGGGATTCAAGCTCTGCACCAGTGATGTGAGTCAGCAGAGCCGCTTCTGTTATGGCTACCCAGGACATTGTAAGCCTTTCGTTATTCAGCGGCCGGGACCGCGTGTGATCCCGGCCGCCAGGTCTTCATGTAGTGGCAACTACGTATGGCAAATCAATAATCGCCAGCGTGGGTCCAGGTGTATGTCACGGTGCCGTTGATCGAGTTGGTTGCTATGGACGCGATATCGCCGTAGTCGATCAGCCCGTTACAATACATATCCTTGGCCGAGCTGGTGCCGTCGAACTGCGCCGATGCTGCGAGTGCGCTTTGAGCTGCATTGGTGATGGGATCAAGGCTGATGTTCGGACAAAGATCCGCGCGTACGCCTGTGTGCGCAACGCCTCCCGTCGTGACGATCGCTGGGGATGTGCCCAGGGCTAGGTCACCGCCATCGGCCACGTCCAGTGTGTTGCCGTCGACTGTGACAGAGAGATCGACTGTCACGCTATGTATCAGGATGCGCCCTTCCGGGAAGTCGACTAGCTTGACGCTACCGAACCCGTTCGTCTCGCCGCCGCTCGTTGCGGCCACTACCATCGGCACGTTGGCCAGGGTGAGCACTGTCTTCCTCATCGCGCCATCACCCACGGTTACCTCGGTCGCATTCGCATGCACCGACATACCGGGACTCGCCGGGCTGTGGATCGAAACACCGTCGGCCAGGGACGGGTTGATGGCGACCAGCCCGAACATGAATATGATGGCGACCAGGAAGGACGCCAGGCCCATCGTCACATAGACAAATATGTTGCTCTGTTTTCTCATGATCTTACCTCTCTATTGTTGAGTTGCACTTCGCTTCTCACTTCAAATCCGACTGACTTCGTGATCCCTAAGAGAACCATCCAGGGGGCGGGATCAGCGCCCCCGGACGGATTTGCTTCTAGCTGATTGTGAACATGCGCATCCCGAGCGTGCTCGTGATGACGATGTTGCTGTAGTGCTCTACCGAGATATCGGTATACTTCGCGTGCTCTTCTCTGTAGACCCGGAACCTGCCAGAATCGGTAGGCGTCCAGAACAGCTTCACGTTGGAGGGATCGTCCTTTGTGGCGCTCTGATTGGCGTGATACATGAACACATAAGCACCAACGATCTTGCTCTTGGTGGACGTGCCCGACTGGTACCGCTCCCTTGATACCTGCACGCCATCAACCATGAGCAGCCCTGCAACCTGTTCCGGGGTCTTCCCTGCCCTGGCGTATCCGCCCGCGTTGTTCTGAGCTTCGTAGCTCAAGTTACGCTTCTGCCAGGCGACCTCTCCGTACACAACATGGTTGCTTTGCAGACCACGCGAGTCGGCTCCGGTGATGAGGTCGGCTATGACATCCTGGTCAGGATTCTTGAGGGCCGTGGTGTCCCAGGTCTTGGCGTTGTTGGTCGACGCGGCAGCGATCAGGGTCACGGCACGGCGCAGATCGTTGCGCAGAAGACGTGAGATAATCAGGCCAACGGCCCTCTCGTGCGATCCAGCAATCCCTTGCTCGTCATGATCCAGACGGATGGTCAGACCCTTGTTGTGGGTCTTCTGCTGGATGCTGCTGCCGGTGAACTCGATCCTCTTGAACGGCGAACCGATCGCGCGAATGTCGTCCACTTCAGACAGAAAGGCTTCGGCGTCGGTCGCGCTCTTGAACTCAAAGCGCCGAGGCACCTGGATCGGAGGAGCCATCGCATCCAATGTAACCTGGATGTTTTCCGGGTCTTGCCAGCCGACGGCATAGGTGGTCAGCGGCTGCGAGAAGTACGCCGCATCGAAGCGAGCTTCGTTGGCTGCGCACATCACGCCTGCTTGATTCGATACTCCGAGGTCGCGCTGCAGAGGCGCTTCCTCCAATACAACTGATATGTACTTTCTCATTGTGTCTCCCTTTCTCTGGAGGTTCTGATTTCGCGGTTTACTTGACTACAGTGCTACGGGATCTCCTTGCCTATTCAGAGATGACTAACTCGATCGCTACATGAGAGGCGACCTCTACTACGTCATTGTCGGCCGCTGCTGACTTCAGGAGCTTGCCCACTCGGTAGTACGTGCCCGCCACAACAGGAAGCCCCTGGATCTTACCGCCTGCGGCAGTGAATACTTCGGCGTCGTAGGTCATCGGTTCGGATGCAACCATCTTCTTGGTTGACGCGCCCTGGCCTAGCATGTCGACGGCGACCGGGTCTTCTATGGCTGTAGCTTCGTCGGTGATGGTGCCCAGGGGGCTGTCCGATGCACCGCACAATGCTACGTGATCAACGTCCGACCCATGCTTGCCCAGGAGGTGACGCTGTGAGATAACGGCATCGGCCAGCTTCGTGATGCCGCCTTCGTGAGTCCCTTCACCGATGTTGGCTGCAGCAAAGGTGTTGCTGAAGCGGTAGCTGAAGATCGCCGACAATATGTGCAGAATGTGATGTTTCACTATTCTCTCCTTGTTATGTTGTTTCTTATTCGCGGGTTAAATTCTCTCTCTTCCTTCGACTGTGTGGACTCCTTATTCGCCGTCTTTTACTGCCTCTTCTTTGAACAGCTCGGGCTGCTCAGTCTGCACGGCCATGTAGGCGTCGTGGTAAGAGAGCTTGCTTTTTTCCATCCGGGAATTAACCGCATCCAGTATCTTGCCCTGGGTGTTATGGGCCTGGCTTTTGCGGCTGGCATCGTTGACCGTGGTCTGCGTGGTCTTGATGGCATCCGTTGCCTTCTTCAACTCGATCGACTTGTTCGCAAAGTCGTCGGCCAGATCCTTGAGCCACTGATCCTTGTCGGCTTCAACGATCGCGCCCCTGGTGATCGCCGAGTTGACCATCGTCTCGATGTGCGCGGTCTTCTCCGCCTTGAGCGCTGTCTCGGCTTCCGTGCGAGCAGTGTTCGCGGCTAAGAGAGTTGCGTCGGCAGCTGTCTTGCCTGCGCTTGCCCCGGCCTCCGCTGCTTCGCGGGCGGTCTTCTCGTTGGCCATCGCTTGTTGTAGCGTGGGCACGGTGGCTGCAGTCGCCTGGATTCCGGCGATAGCAGTCTCGACTTCGGCCTCGGTAGCCGTATTGGCCATACCAAGTAATACTCTCAACTTCTCCAACATGACATGCTCCTTCTGTTTGTGGTTTACCTTCGTTGCTTCGTTTGCGAGAGGGGTGACGTGCCAGTTCGGATTGTTGGTGAGTCCGGCCGAGATGAGCCAGATGGGCGTGCCGATGATGTTGCCGCTCGCGTCGGTGCTCTTCTCTACTCTCCAGTGCTGGCTGAAATACTTGTAGTGTGCCTGGGCGATCAGCTCCTTGCCCGCGTCCGACCACTTGACCTGCATGGCCAGGGCTTCCTGTCGGACCTGTAGGTTCATGATCCAACCGTAGGCTTTCTTGTCGCTGTCCTCGTCCGCGAAGAGCGGGTGATCGGGATGGCCGACATAGAAAGGCAGCCCGCCCCACGTCCTGGTAGCCTGGCCGCGAAAGGTGTAGAATTTGCGGACCATCTCTTCTGCTGCGGCACGGTCCAGGCGCTGGATGCACTGGTTGATGCCGTCGTCGTAGACCTGGTCGCCGAAGGGGATCTCCAGCCAGTCGTCCTGGAGGATGATAAAGGCGTTGGCTATGCCGATTTCCCCATCTTTCACGTCATCCGGCCCGGACTCGTTGGCGGCGTTAAAGAATGACCGTTGCAAAACGCCGAGACACCGTTGCAAAACGGCTGCAGCCCGTCCTAGCGGGCGTGGGGCCGTAGAATCAGCCAAGCTGTTTGTCGGGCATCCTGGGGCGTTTGGGGGCAGTGTGGTGGTAGGGGTCATTTGTTGCTCTCCCTTTGGAGCTGTTGCTGTGTTTGGATGTAGGCTTCGTTGATCAGGTCATGGTCGAAATGGAGCGATCCTCTGGTTGCTCGAACCTGCGGCCGCAGCACATGGACATACCGACCAGGCTTGTGCCGCCGGACCCTGGCAATGGTGTCCCGGATCTGGTCTTCCAGGAGCAGGTCGATGTTATACATGAGCCTGGTGATGATGCCTCGACTCTTGCGGTAGTACAGCGGCCGGGCCGCGACCAGGAGATATATCTCGTCATACGTCTTCCAGTCCTGTGGCAGTGGTAGGTTGGCGGAAGTGCCGCCGTCGACCAGGTGGATGCCGTTATCGATGACAACCGGGGGAAAGACTCCGGCGATCGACATCGATGCCAGGATAGGTTCAATCAGATCGCCGCTTGAAGAGAAAGTCGATTGACCAGTCTGCTCGACGGTAAAGTACACCTCGAGCGGCTTCACTAGCCTGTTGAATGTCGGCGGCAACAACTGGCGCAGCAGCTTCTCTATCTTGTCGTGCTTCAAGAATGAGTTGATGAAGGCAATCCGCGATCGCCACATGAATCGTTTGGAGCGGACATCCTTGTCTTTCAGATCCCTCATGATCTTTTCAATGATGACGATGCCCTGGCCTGACGAGTTGAGCGCGGCCATGATGGCTCCGGCCGAGGTGCCGACGTTGGTGGTGGGATAAATGTCGAAGCTCGAGAGCGCTTTCCATATCCCGGTATGAATGTCCAGACCAGGCAGGCCGCCGCCGCTCCAGGAAAACAAGATTCTCTTCTCTTTCTTACTCATGCCGCCGCCTCCACTTCGTGCTCGACTGCGGCTTCGGTATAACCATTGATGAGGGCCGACGCCAAAGCCTCCTCGATTTCTTTTGCCGCTCGAGGCTCTTTGTTCATCTGCTTGAGTAGTTTAGGGAGATCCCGCTGCAGGTTTCTCAAGGCGTTGCCGATGAAGTCCTGGTCGTCTATTGCCAGGATGCTTTCGATCCGGGTGCGCACTTCCTGCAGGTCTTTTGCAACGGCGATGCTGGTGGCTTTCCGCGAGGCTGCAGAAAGCTGGTCGGCCACTTCTCTTGCTTTGGCTTTGGGTATTTTCTGGTTCGCTAAAGTAGAGGGGGATGGCGACAAGGACGGGCCGCCAGTGCCCCCAGGTGCAGAAATTAACTCTTCGTCATCGTCGGGCCTGGCTCGACCATATCGTTCGAGAACATCGTCCACGGCAACAGGCAGGCCGTTCTTGATCAGAAACTCATCGATCTTTATATCGTGCTCTACGTTCTGCTTGGTGTGGGTATTGATCTTGATGTAGGCCAGAGGGAATGGGTCGCCTGTCGTGTGCAGGATAACAAAGCGGTCGAGCTGCATATTGAGGGTGTCGCTGACCAGGTCGGCGTCGTCTTCTTCCAGCAGATCCATCTCACCGCCCTGTAGACTAGCTCCGGTACCTTCGCCAGATCCCGAACTCATAGTCGAGAGATCCGCGCCTCGCCACATGGATGCCATCGCTCTATCCATGCGCTCAACCAGTTTGGGGAAGGGAAGCTGCCCTTTGCTGCTCAAGTCGATCGCCTCTATGCTCGCGCCCATACCTGTGATCATCGACATATCGATTCCAAAGTTCTGCACTGCATCGCGTAGCGTATTCCACTCTGGTGTGTTCTTTGCCGCCGTTGTCTTTCCGTGGATGCCAGGCATGCCGTGGCGTTCGGAGTAGATAACCCAATCCTTGAGAGGCATGTGCTTGAACATATAGGCGACGGAGCTGGCGATCATTAAGCCGTCGCCCATCGTCACCATCCATTCCCCCGGTTCCATTGGCTGCCCGGATGTCGCCCCTTCGTTGGGGAGATATCGAAGCCTGCCCGTCGTATTCTCGAAGAGCCACAGCGGCGCGAATATCAATTCCGCCGTGAGGCCAGCGGCAGCCGGTCGATATACTATTTCGTGGACGGCGTACTTCTTTCCGGTGGAGTCCATCATCTGGCGTACCAGGAGAGGAACTCCGCCCAGGGCGTTGCCGTCCTCCACGCTGCGCGCGATGAGATTGTGATAGAAGTACTCGAGCTTCTCTTTATGCAAAGCTGCCCTGGGAGAGTCGTCGATGGTTAGTATCTCATAGCCGTGGCGGCTCACTGCTTTTTGCCGTTTGGGAATAACCGACTTGAGTGTATCGTCCCGCGCTTCCATCTTCGCCCAGGTGATGGTGGCGTCGCGCAGATAGCCTGCATCAAAACTTTCGAGGTGCCCGGCCAGCACAGCAGGTGTGAGGTTGCGAATGGGATTGAACCTATTCTGAGTCATCTGTCTGATTCGATCGAAAGCTACTTCCGTCTTGGTCTTGGCCGGACGCTTTGTTTTCTTCCTGGAGGCCATTAGACTAGCAATCCTCTCTGGCGCGGCGTATGCACAACTCCCTGGCGCGGCTCAACTCGCTCGTACTCAAAAGGACCGGACGAAGACCGGGCCTTCTTGACCGCCATTGCAATCGCCCAGAACCGATCGGCGTGATCCTTGCTGTCCCTGGTCGCGGCGATTGATACGCGGCCGTTAGACGAGACAACCTTCTCGGGCTTGCGTAGATCATCATGCAGCTCGGGGGATGCGGGATGTTTGATGCAGCGGTCTTCATAGACCTGGAGCAGCTCCATAGCCATTGCTTCGGTTACTCGAACAGTTTCGCCTTTGCGGCCCTCCGCTCTGATCGTCTCACTCATCGGTACGGTCGAACTGAAGTTGACTCCCTCGATCTTGTAAGTGCCGTAACGCTCTTGAGTGTATTCACAGAGACCGAGACCTATGCCTGTCATATCAATGCAACCGCCTCGGAACTTCGGCAGATTGCAGACTACCTCGAGCCGCTTCTGTTGCGCGGGCAAGCGCATGTTCTCGATCTCAAGAAGTCCGCGCACAAAGAGCATCGGTCCGAGTTCTTCCAGCGCGGCGACCACGGTGAGGTCGCGTGTCCGGCCGACGTCGACGCCCATGTATATGTTGCCTTCGCACAGCTTCAAGAATTCGATAGCTTTCTCCGACCAGTCTTGCTGGCAGATGATTCCAGCAGAGGACAGCTCGGCTGCACCGATAAGCTCATGAGTCAAGAGCGTGGTGTTCTCGTCGGCCGCCTTGCATTCGTAGTTTTGATCGTAGGCGCGTTTATCCAGAGACAGCTCCCGAGCTTCGGCGGGGGTGATCTCTGCGCGGGTAATGGGATGGTAAATCTTCATTCCCGTCTTGTAGGCGTCCGTCCGTGTGACGATGCTGACCTTGAAGCGGCCACAGGTGATCATCTGGTAGAACATATTGCGCGTGCCGTTCAAGGTGGATGCGAGGCGGCAAAGGAAGTCCGGGTTGCTCGAGAGGATAGGTTCGGCCGCTTCCCATATCGCGCGGCCGTCCTCATGGAAGGCGAACTCGTCCAGGACCAGGTCGCCGGAGAAGCCGCGCGCGGTCCTGGGGTTGGCTGCCAGAACTTTGATTCGGCTGACCTTGCCGTCGACCTTGATGCGCGTCTCCATGTTCATATTCTCATACGACAGGTCGACGCTGAAATCGTTCTGCTCGTGGATGGTGTCCAGCATCCGGCAAATCTCGCCGATCTTCATGTTCAGCTCTTGCCCGTTGTCCCGCGAGTTGGAGAGGATGGTGATCAGTCGGCCTGGTCGACTGAGCGCACGGTCGACGCACCAGGAACCTAGTACGAACGACTTGCCAATCTGGCGAGACCAGAGAAGGATCAGGATGCCGGTCTCGTTATCAAAGAAGATCGGCTTTTGATACTCCCGGAAATCAATGAGGGGCGCGGGCGTGACCTGGGGACTCTTCGCTTTTTTCTGCATGGTGTCAGTTCCCGTCATTTCGTTGCCACCCCAAATAGTTGTTTTCTCACCGCGTCGATCTTCTGCGACGCGCTGAGTTTGCTGTTCGTCGAGATCGCTTTCAGTTTCCCGACGGCTGCCAGCGCGGCCTTGGCCGCATCGAATTGAAACTTGTCTCGGGCCAGCTCCAGCTCTTTCTCGTCGAGATCCTGGCCGCGTGCTTGGAGGACGAGAGAGAAGAGTTGCTTCACGGCTTTCGGGTCGGCTCCTGGACTGATGGACATCTCGAAAGCCTTTTGCTTGAGCGCGTCGATTGTAGCGACATCGAACTGGCCAGGGTTGGCCGCCGCTTCCTTTGCAATCTGCGCGGCGGTCTTCACTGCTCTGGCCCGCTGTCGGATTAGCTCCGGGCCGCAATAGGTTTCCCAAAAAGTACCGAGCGCACTGATGGACGTCTTGACGCCAAACTCTTTCTTGACCAGCGGCAAGGCACGGTGATACGGCATGCCAGAGAGTAGCCATTGCGCCAGCTGAGACTTGTGCTTTGCTGGCATGGTCAACAGCTTCGAGTCTGATCGTGGCTTCTTCATCCGATCTCTTTCAGTTTGGCTTTGCCTTCGGGGGTGAGTGAGTACTGCATCTCCTTGAACACGTCGCGCTTGCCTTCGATCCAGCCTTCGTCTTCGGCGAAGCGCAGCTGCTCTTTAATCTCAGTCGGGCTGGCCGGTTCGGTGAGTTCAATGGCGAGGTGATTGAAAAGGACATTCTGCGAGAGGGTGAATGCGCTCATCTGGTGGAGGAGCTTGAGAATTGCGATAACGAGATGTTTGTCGATCATGGTTAATCCTTTGCGAGAGCCGTCTCGAGTTTCCCTTTTTGCTCGGCGACGTCGGTGGCGATAACGTCGAGGCGTTTATGAAGTCCACTGGTGCGGGCTTCGTCGCTGGCCTGGAGCTTGTCGTATGAATCGGTGACGTGCTTTGCAAGGGCGATGCGCCTCTCCTCGTCCTTATCGTGCATGGTAGTGTTGGTGTTCTCCAGGTAACGCAGTTCTGTCTTGGTGGCGAACTGTGCGTCGATGGGAGGTTGACGGCGAAACATGAGAATTGTTTTGGCGATCATGTAGATCACGCCGAGGACGCAGGAGCAACACACAACCCATAACCCCAACGCTTCCATAGGAGCGTCGGGGTTAGGTGATTGCGTTGCGATGGAGATTACATGGCTCGCCCCTTTGCGGAATACAAGACTCGTTTCGTTGTTAATTACTGAACTAACGAATAGCATGGGGCCAGTATGGCCCCAGCTCGCGCGAGGGGGTTAGGCTTGCAAGTGCTACATGCGCTGCATGCAGACAAAAGAAACGGCGGCGCAGAAGTCTAGTCGGAGTTCCAGAGCTGGGTGCCGCAATCGGGACAAGTCATCTCCTGGCCAGGCTTTGGACGGCCAAGGCTGCGGCCGCACTTCGGGCAAGAGGGCATGTCCAGGGTGAGCGCGGTGTGTATGCGGTTGAGGTGGTCGAGTGATGCCGCAGTGTTCTCCATGATGCAGCCGAGGCGACTGCTGATGACGATGAGCACGATGACGGCGAGCAGAAGTACCGGGCTGAGAATTATGAAGGCAATCAGGTCGAGCATGGTGCTACTCCTCTTTCTTGTAGTGGTTGATAATATCTCCGTTGATTGTCAAGCTGTCGATGGTGAGGCCGCCGGGGCCGAGGAGATCCTGTTTCACCAGCTCGGTCATGTAATCCTTTGGTGCGATGCCGAGCAGCTGCGCGCGTTTCATTATCAGCTCTTGGAACTGATCATCGAATGGACAGACGCCCTGGGAGACAGAGCATCTATCCTCGATACCCAGCGGGCAAACTTTGCCCGAAACGGTACAGACAGCTTCGTCGTCCATTGACCTCCTCCGTCGCCAGTTGAGAAAAGAAGGAAAGAGGGGAATATGCAACAGTTGCATTTTTGTTTCTATCGGCGGCGTGGCTTCTTCTTTTTCTTTCCGCCTCGATCGACGTGGATGTCGCCGGTGACAGTCGACTGCTGGGCGCGGATATTGACGGGGATAGATATCGTTCCAGAGGACTCGACGTTGTCCAGGAACTCGGCCGTTGCCCGGCGCACAAGCTCGGCAGGCTTGAGGCCAGCCTGCTCGGCGATAGCCTTCAATCTCTTGCGGGTCTCTTCGTCGAATCGTACGGATACGCCCTCAGATAAGCTCATGTAACGCAATGTAGCGCAACGTCTTCCGTGCCGCAACAAAAAAGATGAAAATAATCGCTTGACCGCCTGTAGTCGCTTGCGCTACATTGAAACACAATGAAACGCAATACAGCATCGACCCCGGCCAGCATTCGCTTTGACCAAGCCACCGATACCCGTCTTTCTGACCTCGCCAACAGGTTCGGTTTGTCCCGCTCCGAGGTCGTGAGGTTTGCTGTTCTGCAGAAGCTGCCGGAGTGGGAAAAGAAGGGTGTCATCATCCTGGAGACCAAGGCATGAGCAAACACCGTCCGCTAGATCCTCCGAACGAACAACTCGAGCTGGCGTACGTCCCTCCACAAACAAAGCTACTACGCGATGTCGCGCTGCCCGCCATGAAGCAATGGTTTCGGATCGGCGAGGCCGCAATCATCTTCGGGGTCAGCAAGACCCAGGTCAACAACTGGATAGACGACGGGTCGCTGCAGGTGCGTAGCCTCAAGCGCGTGCTGGATGGAGAGACGCCGCCGCCTCGCTTGCACAAGAGGGTGACTCGTGAATCGATCGTCTCTCTGTTGAATGACAGGAGTCGGCAGGTAACAACATAAAGGGGGGGTGTTCATGCGCAAATCGAAAGAGGTCGCGGTGCGCGAGATAGATTCTGAGGCGGCCCGGATGCGGGCGAGTTGGGCGTTGAGCTATCACCAGGGCACGAAGATCGGAGCGCAGATGACAGTGATGAACGCCATCGCTTGCGGTATCCAACTACAGAAGGCAAAGGAATCCTTGCCGCATGGTGACTTCAGGAAGTGGCAAACAAAATACCTGAAGACTATTAGCACCCGGACGGCAACTCGGTATTTGTCTTTGGTCCAGAGGATGTCACATGAACTGGCAACCAAATGGGACACAGTGGCCCTTTTGCTGGATGTCTCACCCGAAAAATTCACCCCTGAGTATGCATCGAAGATTGCGCCGAGGGTCAAGAAACTGGTGGAGGGTAAGTCGGTCCGCGAACTATACGAAGACTTCGGCATAATCAAGCCCCGACAGACAGCCACAGAGAAGGTGCTCAAGCGGATCGGGCCGCGTACCGGCGACAAGGAGGAAGATCGAAAGAACCTGACGGCGGCCTGGGTAGACAAGGTGGAAGAGACGCTGGCTGGCGCGAAGTATTCAAAAGACTTTGTTCGGGATAAGGATCTTAATCGGTTTATCGATAGCCTTATCTCGGCTGCTGCTGAATGGGGCATTCCTCTGGTGGTGAAGTCTTGAACGATGCAGAGCACATCGCCAGAGCGCCAGCATGGCAACGCGAGAAAGCCCTGGCCCTTCACGGAATCTGCGGAGCCATAAGCAACGCCATCGACTCTGGCATGGCGCAGAGGGCCGCAGTGCAAAACGCCTGCACCGACCATGCAGGGCAGCTGCTCAGTGACGGCAAAGGTGGACACAAGACGTTGAAGTTGTCGGCCTCCACCATGACTCGCCACTTTACCAACTGGAAGAAGGCGGGCGAGTCGATGTCTGTTTTCCTCCCGGACTACAAGCCCGGCAAGGTCAAGGTTCCGCGTGAGTTGATCATGGAGTTTCAGCGGCTCTGCACGTTGCCTGGTGTTTCCAACATGAGCGTCGCGATCGATACGCTCAAGAAGCAATGGCAGAACGGTGAAGATGTCCCTGGGCTGGGCCGGTGGCCAGACTGGTGGCCTCTGAATCGTAAAGGGTTCGCTCTTCCCGCCGACGCTCCAGACTTCCCTGTTTCTTCCCGTGCGCTCTACAGGTACCGCCCGAGCAGGGCCGCCATCGTAACTGGCACCAAAGGAATCGCAGCTGCTCGGAAGGAGTTGCCCTGGCTAACCAGGGACACCAGCAAGCTGCGACCAGGCGAGTGTTATATGTTCGACGATGTACGACTGGACATCCTGGCCATTGATGACATCACGAAGAGGCCGACCGAGTTGAATGCGTACATCGCCTATGAGGTCGGCTGCCGGGTGATCCCTTCCTTTATCTTGCGGCCCGCCAACGCCATGCTCAAGCCGGACGTCGACGGCCTGGTCGTGCGTACGCTCAAGGCTTTCGGGATCGGCAAGACCTACACGACGCATCTGGTGTTTGAGCGCGGCACCTTGACTATGAGTCCGGTCGGAAAAGAGTTTCTAGAGAAGGTGACCGAGGGCCGCATCCAGGTCCACTACTCATCCATGAACACTGGCAAGCGATATGTCGGCGCGCACCGTGATGCCGGGGTTGGCCATTGGATGGGCAAGGCTGTGATCGAAAGCCTGATGCGCAAGATCCACCTGGAACTCATGTCGCTGCCAGGCCAGCGTGGAAACGATTACACCAACCAACCGGCGAACCTCGGCTGGAACGGCCAAGGCAATAAGCCTACGCCGGGCACGCTGGCTCGAGAGGCCAGCGACTTGGCCGAGATAGTGATGTGGTCGGACTCAAGGTTCCGGCTCGACCTCGGTCTGATGTGGGCCAGCCAGGTCAACGCCATGCTTCGTAAGGCAGTAGCTCGACATAACTCAAGCCGGGGCCACGACTATCAAGGTTTCGGAAAAGTCACAGAGAAAGAATCTGCGCCAGGTGTTTGGAGGGACGTTGTGTGCAACTAACCGATGCAAGACATATCAACAGTGAACAAGTAGAGGAAGAGTCTGAGTTTTCCCCGACGTTTCGCAAGGTCACGAGATCCCCGTTTGAGGAGATGGCGGCGCGGCTGGCGGCTGGCAATCACATGGAGGCGATCCCGGAAGCCCTGGCGGCGTTGATGCTACAGGCCCAGCGAAAGGAAACAGTCACGCCGAAGGGCATCACCTTCGACCTGCAGGGAGTCAGCCATAACTTCTTCCATCCCGAGTGCCATACTTGTCACCCGTCCAACATTGGCAAAGCGTTCTTGATCTCCTTCGACCCCGATGATCTCGACGTGATCTATATTCTTTCTGATGACGGCCGCTTCCAGGAGGCCGTGCCCAGGGCCAACAAAGTCGCGTGGTTCGATCCTGAGATGGACAAGGAGATCCAGAAGTATCGCAGCGTCACCAAGCACGTTCATGAAGGGCTTCGCAAAACCCACGCTCGCACAACCAAAATTGAGCGCAACAGAACCAAGGCAAACGCCGAGGCTCTGCAAATGAGCCACACAGTCACACCACCAGAGCCGCAGGCTGACCACCTAGCGGCACCTCCAAAACAAGACGCAGATCCAGCACACGACCAGGACCGCTCACACCCGGTCCCTGGTCGTGCTGCGTCGAGGGGATTCAGTCGAGCGGAGGAAGTCAAGGAGGCACAGGAAGTCATACTAGGACAGCGAACACAGTTTCGGGACCGCGAGAAGGCGTCGCGTGCTCGTATAGGTGCAGTGCGGGGGCAGGTTGACGAGCTGCTACCCGATAACAATAAGGACAACGTGGAGCAAGCCGAAGAGGACGCGTCTCTGGATGACGTATCGGCCATGCTCTAAAACAAGGAGGGTGCAGTAATGGCAAGTGAAGCAGCAGTCAATGGTGCGAAGGGCGGAGCTGATCCGCGTGCGACCTGGTCGTTTGGTGGCGACCATGTCATGAATGCAACAGGGAAGTATCCTGACCGTGCAAAGAACGCGGTCCGGTGGTTCTTCTTCTATTGTATCGATGCTGGCCTATCAATGGACGAGTCGGCCAAAGCTATCCGCTACGACAAGACCACCGTCTATCGGATTTGTAAGGGCGAGTATAAAGCCAAGATGGACAAAGTGGTGAAGGCGATCGAGAAGTATCGCAAGCTCTGCGAGTCTCGTGTCGACATTGTCAAGGTGCCTTTCGTCGAGACGGCCACGGCGAAGAAGATATGGAAGTACTGCGACCTGGCTATCACTTACAACGCCATTGCTGCCATCTACGGCGACTCTCATATTGGCAAAACGCTGGCCCTCCTGCAGTACGCCAAGGAACACAACCACGGCCAAACCCGTTACATGCGGCTGTCGGCATCCAGCGGGACGCAGCTGTTCATGAAGGATTGCGCGACAGCTTGTGCTCTCAGTCGAAACAGTTGCTTCGAGAAGCTCCGTGATCGCGTCTTTAGCGCAACAGATGAGAATACGCTGTGGATCTTCGACGAGATCCACCAGACCTTCGTGAGCTATCACAAGAAGGCTCGTATCTCTGTCCTGGAGTTGATCCGCGAACTCTATGACCGCACCGGCTGCGGCGTAGTGCTCTGCGGTACCAACACCGCCCGCGAAGAGATCGAAGAAGGCGAGGACAAGAAGCTACTCGAGCAGCTCAACCGGCGCGGCATATTCAAGCTGCAGCTGCCGAAGTACGCGACCAGGCCGGACCTCAATGCAATCGCCAAGCACTTCAAGCTGCCACCGTCAGAAGGCGAGGCAGCGACACTGGTCAAGGAGATCATCCACAAGCACGGCCTCAAGGCATACACGACCTACCTGCAGGCGGCTGTGAAGGTCGCGGCCAACGCAAAGCGGAAGGCCACCTGGTCGGACTTCATTCACGCCCACGACGTAATCGCAAAGTTGAGCCAGCAAGGGAGTTGACGATGACGAGTAAGAAACTACAGAGGACAGTAACGGCGGCGATCGAACTCGACAGGGAGATCGCCGAGAAACAGGAACAGCTCAAGGTTCTCAAGTCTCAGCTGGTGGCGGCCGCGCGCGCACAGCCAGAGGCCGGGCACAAGACGGACAAGGGTGGCCGCAGCGTCGCATTCGAGGCTGACGATGGCTCTATCGCTCGCGTGCACCTGCCTGTGTCTCAGCTCAAGGCTAAGATGAAGAGCGACAGCAAGGCAATGGTGAAGCTGCACGAGCTGCTCGGCGAGAACTTTGTCAGACTCTTTGCCCGCGTCACCAGCTACAGTCTGCGCCCGGAGTTCAAGACCAAGGCCAAGGCGTTGCTCGAGGCTGATGCGTCGAAGATCATCAAGCTATGTTCCGATAAGGCGAGTCCATCAGTGTCGTTTGAAACTAAGGAGGTCGCATGACGTTTACTGCCACAGCAGCAGAGACTCTGTTTATGTTCCTGGGCATGTTTGTGAGTGGTGTAGTTTGCGGGATGCGGATCTCGCGGTTTGTCAACCGGAGGAATGATCGTGCTGGATCGAAGACAGCAGGGGGTCTATCGCCCTCTAGTCGCCCAAGCCTGGCAGGTGTTCTGCAGACGTAATGCAGGGACCGTGTCGGACAAGGTCGCGAAGGATGCCTGGTACCGGAAAGAGCTAGTCAACGAGCTCGGCGTCTACACCACAAAGCAGATCGGATCGCCCGAGGAGTTCGACTCGCTGATGCTCCACTTCGCCACGATCGCCGACAACGAGTACTGGATCGATCGGGCGTCACGCGGCGCGGAAGGCCGGGCGCTGTGGTTGCTAAAGAAGACAATGGGGAATGCCGGTGTCGACTGGCCATACGTCTACGGCATCGCCCGCAACATGGGCTACGACAAAGTCGTCGAGGAGTTACCGGCCGAGGCAGTACTCAAGATCAACACGGCGGTCTATATCTACATGAAGAGGCAGCAGAAAAAGGAGGCGCAATGCACGCGTTCGGATTCAGAGAAGACGAAGCAGTCGCAGTCGCAGATGGAACTAGGAACTTTGTTTTAGACGAGATTCGCTGGCGTCCAGTGTTGCAGGGCGAAGAGCTGTATCTATTCCAAGTGCTGGACGATGGTTCCTATAAATTGCTGCGCATGGATTTCCCAAAATGCGTCTCGGTAGAAGCTCTAAGCCTTCGCACAGACGGCACCGTGTTCCTTACCGGCATAGAGTGTAGTGAAAGTGCGGCCGACCTCATAGCGCGCTCCGTAGGATTTGAAGACGCCAGAGGAATGATGGTCGCCCTGATCAAGAAGTACGACACCTTGCCGATTGACCTCTTGAGGATAGGATGGAAGAGCTAGAAACAAAGATCGAGAACTACCTGCTTGAGCGGCGCGAATGGGTGCCGGGTTTCGAGCTGTGCGCGCAGTTCAACGTCACTGAGCGACAGCTGCGCCAGGTCAAAGGTGTTCCTGGACTCTGCACTGTGATCGCTGTCTCTGGCGATAAGGGATTCAAGCACGTTGCCCTGGCCAGCACGAAGGAGTGGTTGCGTCACAAGTCCAGAATTGTCAGCCATGCCGTCGGCGAGCTTCGCCGGATCGAACTGCAGGAGGACAAGCGCAGAGACACCACCGTCTTGTTCCGCGCGCATGCGTACGAGAAAGACACGAACCAGGCCGTCATGGCCCTGGAGGGATAATGGCCGACGTCAAACTGACATCACTGAAGAGCGCTCTCAATGAAAAGGATGCTGACCTGTTGATGCCTTTCCTCAAGGAGTACGCCTCTGCCGTCACGCGGCTCGTGCTCACTTGGCTGGCCGAGGGCAAGGCACTGGATGATCTCCTCTCAAATCCACCTGACCATTACACCGCCATTGAGCGTATAGCGCACCTTGCCAACTTTAATCCTGGTCTCTCGAGAGATGAGATAATCGCGATGGGGGCGCATGCGGTGATGCTCTACATCCATGAAGGGGCGGTCAACAACCCGGAGGAGGCTTTCAATGCTGGTGATTAGATTCTTCCTGAAGGATGGCGGGGAGCACAGCCTCGAGGACGTGACCGGCGTCATGGACCCGCAGGATCTGACTGAGCCGGAGTTGAAGCAATACGCTAACAAGGCGGCGGCCAACGATGCGCGCATCACTGGATACAAGATAATCGACCGCTCAAAGGTGCAAGCCAAAGGTTTCTGCACAGACCGTAACCTGGAAGAGTCGACAGGTCACTGCCTCAACGCGGTCGGCTCCAAGTTTATGATGTGTCCGCGTGACCGGGCGCAGTGTGATTGCTGGATCAACACATAAAGGAGGAGCGATGCGGAGCAACAGGACAGGCAGGCAACGGCGACCAACGAAGAGACGGCAACAACATGCGCCCTGGCAGAGAAAGCCCAGGGTCCGCAGGAGAAACCGGCCACTCGGCGACAACCCAAAAGATAAGTGGATCGGCGGCTGCGTGTTGTTCTTCGCGTTCCAGGCGATCCTCTTCACTGTGCTCAAGTTGAGTGGCGCTATCTCCTGGCCCTGGAAGTGGACGCTCTGGTCTCTGTGGTGCCCGCTCGTGGCCTGGCTCGGGGTCATCGCGGCCATCTGGATAGGCGGCCTGCTGATCTGCATCGTGCGCGGCTGGCTCTACAAGTTGGCGAGAGACATCCTCACCAAACCGACAGAAGAGGGAATTTAGAATGAAGATTGTGACGCGTAAAGATTCCCACTGGTGGGACTTGCTACGGCTGAATTGTCGGTATCGAAACGGCAACGGCCAATGTATCAACCGGCCACGCAAAATGGACAACTGGCTACATCAGGTGTGAGTCGCGGGGATGCCACTTGCTCAAGCCGACCGAATAGTAATCAACAAGGAGAAATGACGATGCAAAAGAACACCAAAACAACATTCACGGCGGATGATGGCAAAAGGTTTGATAACGCGGAAGACGCAAAGCGGCACGAGGCGTTGGCCAGCGCAAAGGACGAATACGAAACCAGCAAGAAGGCATACGCCAAACTATTGTGGAATAGCCAGAAGACCGCAGACGGCATCCAGTTTAATTTGACTTGCTCTGGCGAGTACTTTTTTCTCCGCGAGGGTATATCTATACCCTCAATTCATCGTGTATCGTTTTTCGGCTGGAACTGTACTCTCAATGAAGATGATGAGACAGTTATTATTCAAGAGGAAACCAGACACGCCGAGACTCGCCACCACACATACAAAATATCAGAATTATACAAGATGGAAAAAAGCGCACAGTTGGCAAAAGTCGAAGCGTTGAAGAGGTATATCAGTTGGGCCGAGGATGATATTAAGGATACTAAAGCCAAGTTGGGCGCGGATAAATAGTAAACCGTTTCCGACAGAAGAGGGAATTTAGAATGAAGAAGAAAGTCATTGTGGGGTATGTAGGGCGTGGGGCTGATGCAATGCGGATATACGATGGCAAGGGTGGCGTTTCTCTTCATGGGTATCTGATTAATCGCAGAGGCAACAAGAAAAATTGGGCCACCTACGAATGGCCGCCCAAGAAAGTCAGAATAACAATCGAAGAGCTGTGATGGCTCTTAATCGTAGACGCAAAACGACAGAACTTACACAAAAAGGAGAATGATGAAGAAACTTATGATCGGAGCTAGAATTGGAATCATCGTGTGTGCGCTGGGAATGATCGCCAAAGCGTTGGGATTACGCAAGGGAAGAATTGAGCCTTACATTGAGTTTGATTCTGTCACGCTGTTGGACAAGCGGACGCTTGAACTGAATCTGCGAAACCTACAAGACGGCTTTGTTTCGATTAGTCGCATGGCAAGTAGGTTGATGGATGCTCACGACAAGGAGAGGTATCTGAAAGCGAGGTGGCGGGAGTGTGACGGATGCGGCAAGAAGTATTTATATGAAACCCATATCAGCAAGCCACCAGACCGGCCACCTATTTGCTGTTCGATAAAATGCCACAGCGAGGCGGTGAATAAGCAGGGGAGACGGTGTGCTTAAAGGTAGACCGTTTCCGACAGAAAAGAGAGGATTAGAATGACAATCCACAAGCTGAAAGGATATGGCGGCTTTATCATGGCCGTACCGATCTTGGGGTGTAGCGGTGGCAAGGCGTTGATGAATAAAATGGGCTGGCAAAGTTCATGGTTTTGGAAGGGCGTAACGTGTCTAAAGTGTCTCAAGGAGCGTAGACGCAAAACGACAGGAGATCAACTATGTTAATAGAAGCAGCATATCAGGACGGCAAATTCATAGGTCACAGATTGAGGGAGGGTCCAGACACTTTGCTTGTCTTTGCAAATCAGCCGATGATGCAGGGCTTTCGCCTTGCCGAGAAGTTTGTGCCTTCGATAGGCACAGAAATTGAATATCGCAAGTGTAAGGTTGTCGAGAATACTCCCCCTATTTCGACAGAACTTTGAGGAAGGGATAATTTGACGGTTCCTGAACGGCAACTGTTTAGTAGGGACGTAAGCGAACAACGGAGCCTGGAGGCGATTGAGTTTCCATCCCGAAGTTAGTAGGCCGTCATTCAATTGGGAACAAGATTCGACAAATAGCGGAGGATTAGAATGAAGGTAACTATTGACATTGAGTCAGATATGCCGCCAAGGGCAGCAACAAAAAGAGACATTCAGAAAAACATTGATGCGGTCCGCAGAGCCGTTGATGGAAAACCAACCTGCACCGACTTTGTGCCACTCATAAGCGTTGAAGGGATGCTGGTCGCAATTCAAAAACAGCTAGTAGATTAGTCTACCACTTTCGACAGATAATGGAGGATTATGAAAACGATCAAACGTGGCGATGTAGTAAGGCGAGTGACGGATGAGGAAGCGGCATTTCTGACCAAGAAAGAGTGGGACTATTGCCCAAAAGCAGAACACAAAAAGACGCATAATCCGCAACCCGTTTCGACAGAACTTTGAGGATACCGAAAATGCGAAAAAGCTTTTTTTTCAACTTTGTTTCGGCAAGCAGGGCAAGACGGAATTTTTCAGAAGGGTCCAGATTGGCCGTTATCGGCAAAATCGAAAAACCCGATATGGTATAATAGTGTTGTAGGTTGGAATTGGCCTGACCGCAACAAGGGAGGTTGAGATGGCAGACGAAACATATTCTTTCAGAGAGACACGGGAAGAGATTGAGCGACGTATGGTTTGCCTAGCAAGCCAAGGGATAGAAGCTAAGTTTGATGGCAGAGTCTTGGAGTACACGGCAAGGGGAAGATTAACAAAGGTGTTGTTGGATCAAGAGGTAGAGTCCATACACGCTTTTTGAATCCTCTACCACTTGCGACAGAAAAGGGAATGTGATATGGGAAAGGAAACACAGCCAAAGCGCAAACCTGCCAACTACATTGTTATTGGTGACTATACGATATACCAGCCAGAAAACAACAGAGTCAGGATCGAACATATTGAAGAATGTCTGTTTGCGGGACAACTTGGCGAGACGTTTCGGGAACACTTTTAGTCAACAGCCGACAGAACAAGGAACTTAACAGATGCTCACTGATAAGATTAGAAAATGGTGCCCTGGCCATCCGTGTTGTCAACGGCCCGAGGAGGACGCAGCATGGCGATGGTACTGCTGCACAGATAGTGGATCACACCTTCGTAGATGCATAGACAGTAGCTGCCCTATTGTTCTACATAAGCACGAACTCGCGACAGAACGGAGCGCAAGATGATACCGGATATTTACAAACCGCGATTCGATCTCGACGAGGCGCAAGCCGCCAGTGATGAATGGAACTTCAACTGCGGCCCATCCGCGCTTGCCGTTATGGCTGGCCTGGCCATCATTGGCTATGGCCTGGCGAGTTTCTTCAAGACGATCCAACAGGACTCCAGGGGCGGGTACACGCCGGTCGACCAGGGCCAGGGAGAGCTGCCGGATCCGCCGCCTGGCGGCACAGGGGAATCGGAGGGCGGCCGAGATGACTGACAAGGGAACAAACCTGCGCCTCGTGTTGAGTCATCACTACTTTGACCTCACGCTCAAAGGCAAGAAGGACGTCGAATACCGGGAAATGTGTCCGCATTGGCGGCGGCTGATTTGGGATCGTCGGCGCTCGATCAAGACGGTGACGTTCGCTCGCGGCTATTCAAAGACTACTCTCACTCGCACTGTCGTCAAGATAGACCAGGGGCCATGCCCTTTGCCTTTCTGGACCGACGACTACTACCGGCTCCACCTGGGGCCACTCGTTAAGGTGGAGGTCACAGAGGACTGTTGCCTGCCATTACAGATAAAGGGGAAAAGAAAAATGAAAATAATCATCATGGCTGCATTCGTTCTGCTCGCTTCAATCGTCATCAGCCTGGCCGCCGACGCGCCAGCGGAAGAAGCTGCGCCACCCGCAGCCAAGATCATCCCCGACAAAGACGGCAAGGGCGCTGTCGCTGCCGTTGATGTGTTGGCTGGGCCGAAGGGAATCTTCAACTACATTAAGGGGCACCCGAAGGAGTTGGCCGTCGGAGCCGGTTCTGCTGCTGCCATCTGGTACGGCCTCGAGGGATACGATCACTACCAGGACAAAAAGAAGGAGCGCAAGAGGGAGAAGCGCCTTCGTCGTCGTGCGGAGGCAATGGGTCTCGCCGGGGTGATCCAGCAAATCGACGGGCACGTATTCATCATCACTGGCGACGGAAACAAGATCATCATTTATTGACCGGCTGAAGAGCCGGGGAGCAAGCAAGAGGGTCGCACCCCTCTCACCGACCGCACCAGGCGGCCATCCAGTTAAGAACTACTCCCCAGCATGCGAGTAGCCTTCTGTTGTATCACGAGAGGGGTGCCATGAAAAGCCCATTGAGTTACCTGGGCGGCAAGAGCCGCCTGGCCGAAAAGATAGTATCGATCATTCCCAAAGACCACACCTGCTACTGCGAACCATTCTCCGGTGCCGCCTGGGTGTTCTTCCGCAAAGAACCATCCAAAGCCGAGATCCTCAATGATATGGATGGAGAGCTGGTGACGTTCTGGCGGGTTGTTCAGAATCACCTGGAGGAGTTCCTTCGATATTTCAAGTACGCCATTGTGTCTCGAGAGTTGTTTGAAATAGAGCAGCAGAAAGACCCTTCGACCTTGACTGACATCCAGCGTGCGGTGAGATATTACTACCTCCAGAAGAACGGCTTTGGCGGCATGACTCACAACCGGACGTTCGGTACCAGTGCGACCTCTCCGGCCCGCCTGAATCTCACCAATATGGAGGAGGTTTTGCTCGAGGTCCACTGGCGGCTGGCCCGCGTAACTATAGAAAGCATGGATGCGGTCGACTGTGTAAAGAGGTATGACCGGCCGTCCTCCTTCTTCTATCTCGATCCTCCGTATTGGGCAACGCGTGGCTATCGTGTTCCCTTCGTCAAGGCCGACTATATCCGGCTGCGGCGTTGTCTTGATCAAGTCCAGGGGCGCTTCATTCTCTCTCTGAATGACACCCCGGAGGTCCGCAGGATCTATAAGGGCTTCAAGGTTAGAAAGGTATCTCTGATCTACAGCGTAGGGAACACGAGAACCAACAAAGAGAGCCGGTCAAAGCCTCGGGGCGAAGTCCTTTTCAGAAACTTCTGAGATCCGGCCGCCGCCGCGTTATTGGTTGAAAGTTGTCATCAAACCTTTGGCAATCGGGCGCGATCCAGATAAAAGACATCAAACCTGCGCGCGCGCTGCAAGGGCAGTGCAAACCCCCGTATTCCAGGCTATTCCGAGGTATTCCAGCGTGTTCCAGTCTCCACCAAACCTGATGGCAAGGCTGA